AATACAAGAAAAATGAATCAGTAATTAAAGAAGGTGCTGAAGATCAAGCAGAACTTGTTATGGCGGCAAAAGATATGGTAGATAGATTTACTGCATTCTTGGAAGACGTTGCAGAAATGGGTGCTGAAGGTATGTTAGAACTAGCAGATAGTATCCGTGACGAAATGGGACAAGAAAAATCACAAGCGTTTGTAGATTTAGTTAAGCCTGCTTTAACAACTGCACAAGAAACATTAACTTCAACACGTGAAGCACTAACACAAGGTGTTGGTGTACTTACAGGTGAAGAAGCGCCAGCAGACACAATTGGTGCAGAACCAGAAGGTGATATTGAAGAACCTGCAGACATGGATATGCCTGCTGAAGAACCAATAGATACTGCTGATGAGTTTGGTGCAAGCGATGCCGCAACAGGTGGAACAGAACCTGAAGGTAGAGAAAAGCGTGAAAGTTATACACCACGTAAACAATCAATTGCAGAGTCAACTAAAATTTATAGAAAATTAGCCGAGTAAGGAAACACTATGAGATTATCTGAATTCTCAAGTGGCGGGTTAGATGAATTAATAATTTTATTCCGCAACCAAATCCAAAGAGCCAATGCAGAAGGTAGTGAGGCTAACTTATCTTGGCAAGCAATTACTAACATCTTAAAATCATCTGGTCATAATTTTGATTACGAAAGTTTCAAAACTATGTACGACAGCAATCCAATGCTAAAGTCTGTAGTTAAAAACTTTGACGGTGATGGTGTTACATTAAAAACTGATACATCAATAGATGATAACGGCGATAAAGTTGATGTTGACGATGAACCTACCAAAACGGTTCAACAAATGGCAAAACGAGCAACAAACCGTCGCTCATAACTTGACTTTCCCCAACCTAATAAGTTATAATTACTGTTAACTATATAGGATTTTAAATTAATGGAACAACTTACCCCACCACCTTATGTGGAACGTTATCAATATCATTCAGTAAAGCAAATCAATTTACAAGGCAAAAGACTTTACGAAGCACCTGATGGTACTAAAACACCAAGCGTTACAACAATCTTAAGTAAAACAAAAGATATGACGCATTTAATCGCTTGGAAAAAGCGTGTAGGTGAGCAAGAAGCACAACGTATTACAACTGAAGCCGCAGGCGTTGGTACAGCAATGCACAACAATCTAGAACGTTTTCTTATTGGCGAAGAACGCAAGCCGGGTAACAATCTAGTCCATGTACAAGCAAACAAAATGGCAGATGAAATCATCAAAAATGCATTGTGTGATGTAGATGAGATATGGGGTATTGAACAAGCATTATACTATCCAGAAATGTATTCAGGTACAACTGACCTAGTAGGTGTATACAAAGGCAAGCCTGCTATTATGGACTTTAAGCAAACTAATAAACCCAAGAAAAAAGAGTGGGTTGAAGATTACTTTATGCAGTTGGCCGCATATGCCCTAGCACACAACGCAGTATATGGTACTACAATTAACGAAGGACACGTATTCATGTGTTCACGCAACTGTGAATATCAGCAGTTTGATCTAGAGCCTAGTGAATTTGAGCATTGGTCTAATGAGTGGCTTAAACGTGTTGAAGACTACTACACTAATCATCACTTCTAATTGGTAAATAGTGTTATAAGGATTAGGAGAATAACGTGGCAGTCGTACAGATTTCAAAAATACAACACAGACGTGGTAAGATAGGTTCAAGCGATCTACCACAACTTGCTACGGCAGAAATAGGCTGGGCAATAGATACACAACAATTATTCATTGGTAACGGAAGTGTTGCAGAAGGTGCACCTGCTGTTGGCAATACTGAAATCCTTACACAAAATTCAAATATTTTTGATCTACTTGGTACCTACACTTTCAAGGGAAATACTGGTGCTACTGTACAAACTGGAGAGTTTTCTACCAATCCTGTTGCTAGAACTTTACAACAAAGATTAGATGATATAGTAAGTGTAAAAAGTTTTGGAGCCACAGGAGATGGAACAACAGATGATACATTAGCAATTCAACGTGCTATAGATGAAGTTTTTCTAAATAGTGGAGATAAGTTTTACACAAGTAGCAGAAGAACTTTAAAAATTGAAGCAGGAACTTATAAGATAACTTCAACACTTTATATTCCACCATATGCTACATTGGTTGGTGATGGCAAAGAAAAAACTGTTATTAGAATGTTTACAAATAACACACCTTCATTTGCTACTATTGACGGAACAAGCACTAGTGGAAATAGAATTACCTATGCAAATATTACTAACAGTAGCAGACCAAAATATATTTTCATCGAAGGTATTACTTTTGATTTAGATACTACAGTAACTGAAGTAGATGGAATATTCACAGTAGATTGTATGACAGAAAGTACACTTTCTAGATGTAAATTCAAAGGTAACTTTACTACTAGACAAGGAAATGTTTCTAATATTACAAAAGGAATCAACATTAGAGGTTTAGGTGCAACAACAAGTGAAAACAATCTATTTGAAAATTGTGAATTTGAAAACTTAACCTATGGTGTATACAGTAAGTACGATGTACAAAATCATAACATTAAAGAATGCTTTTTTAATTTTTGTCATACAGGAATAGATCTTGCTAGAGATAGTTCTGGATCAGGTTCAGAAAGCCAAGGGCCAAAATATTTTACAATATCTAATAACATATTTGATAAAGTAGATGATTACGCTATTGCTATTCATGGAACAACAGGAAAAAGTATAGGACACACAACAAATAATAATACTTTTATTGATGTTTCAAATAATTCAAATGGACCTAACAGTCCACAGACAAGTGTAATTCTTTTTGGTACTGTTCTTAATAGTAGTGTTAATGATAGTTTTCAAAGAGAAGAATATATAAACGACGATAGTTATAGTGAAGTTCCGTTCCTTCCTAACATTGAAGGATACAACTACACACATAGTAGGGTACAAGAAAAAACTTTAGATGAACAAAACGGACCAACGTTGTTTACAAAAGTACCTTTTACAAAAAATACTATTGCTTATATTGATTATGTTTTAGTTAAGACAGCAGGTAATGTTACAACTAGAACAGGACGCATTACTTTAACAATTACCGAAAGCACAGTAGACGTAACAGATAGTTACAGACATATCGGTTCAAATGATGGTAATGTTACTTTTACTGCATTAATGGATGACTTTGATAGTACGGCAGGAAACGAAACTGTAAGAGTTTTGTTTACAAATCCTATCGGTGACGGTATTGCAACAGTTAGATACTCTGTAAGTTATTTTGCTTAAATGTTTTTAGACACAAACGTCGATAAAAGAATCACTCTTTGGCGTGAGTTTAGAAATACACTTGAAAGTTGTACTAATCCTTATCAACGCACATTAGAGTTTTGGCAACAGGCTCCTGTTGCTGAAAAGTATCTTAATCAATACAATTCTCAACAGTGGCCAACGCCCTGGGAACTTTTAAAAGAAAACCGGTTTTGTCCCGTCGCTATACCCCTAATGATAGGATGGACCCTGAAGTTAACTACTAGGTTTACCAAAGTGCCTGTTTTGATAAAAATTAGTATAGACATAAAGTCACAAAGATACTATAATTTAGTAGAAGTTGAAAATACTATCATCGACTACGAAAATAATTCTATTGTGATAAGTAGTGAGTTGCCGGACACGGTAGTTTGCCAGGAAGTAGTTGAATTATCTTAAAGATAGTAAATACTCGACTACACACGTAAAGAAAAAATATATGAAAGAGGAACATTATGAACGCATCTAAAGAAATTCTTATAACCAAAAGAGACGGCAGAAAAGAAAAACTTAATTTAGATAAAATTCATTTTGTTGTAGAAGAAGCATGTGACGAACTTACCGGTGTATCAGCATCACAAATTGAGATGAACGCTGATTTGCAATTCTATGATGGAATGACAACAGACGAAATTCAAAATATCTTAATCCGCAGTGCTAATGATTTAATTAGTTTAGAAACACCAAACTATCAATTTGCCGCGGCAAGACTTTTACTATACGGACTACACAAAACTGTATATGGAAAATACGATCACCTTACTCTTTCAGAAATTATAGATGCAAATATTGAACGTGGTGTATATGATCCTGCTATTCGTGAAAAGTATTCAGAGACAGAATTAAAAAAACTAAACACATTTATCAAACATGATCGCAACGAAGATTTTACCTATGCAGGTTTACGCCAAGTAGTTGATAAGTACTTGTGTCAGGACAGAAGCAGTGGACAAATTTATGAAACTCCACAGTTTATGTATATGATGATTGCGGCTACATTGTTTGCTGAATATCCAAAGGAGACACGTTTACAATACGTAAAAAAATATTATGATGCGACCTCACTTTTTAAAGTCAACATACCAACCCCTGTCATGGCTGGAGTCCGCACTCCTATTCGTCAGTTTGCCAGTTGTGTTCTTGTTGATGTGGACGATACTCTTCCTAGTATTTTTAGCAGTAACAGTGCGATCGGTTATTACATTGCTCAAAGGGCAGGAATTGGTATCAATGCAGGACGAGTACGAGCGATCAATTCTAAAATCAGAGGCGGAGAAGTAGCACATACAGGTGTTGTCCCGTTCCTAAAAGTTTATGAAGCAACAGTAAGAAGTTGTACACAAAACGGTGTACGTGGTGGTAGTGCAACTACACACTTCCCATTATGGCACTATGAAATTGAAGACATTCTAGTGCTTAAAAATAACAAAGGCACAGACGACAATAGAGTACGTAAACTAGACTATTCGATCCAACTCAACAAATTGATGTATGAAAGACTTTTATCTGGTGGTGAAATTACTCTTTTCTCGCCACACGATGTGCCAGGATTATATGAAGCATTTTATAGCGATCAAGATAAATTTAAAGAGTTATACGAACAGTATGAACGCAAAACATCAATTCGCAAAAAGAAAATTGATGCACACGAACTGTTTTCATCAGTATTAAAAGAACGTGCTGAAACAGGACGTATCTATATTATGAACGTGGATCATTGCAACACCCACAGTTCATTTAAAGATCCTGTTTACATGAGTAACTTGTGCCAAGAAATTACATTGCCTACAAAACCAATTCAACATATTGATGACGAGAATGGTGAAATTGCATTATGTATTCTTTCAGCAATTAACGTAGGTGCATTAACACTTAACAAAGAAAATTCAGAACTTGAAGAACTGTGTGACTTGTCCGTTCGAGCATTAGAGGAAATTATTGAATATCAAGGATATCCTGTTAAAGCGGCAGAACTATCTACCAAGGCTCGACGCTCATTAGGTATTGGCTATATCGGCCTAGCACATTACCTAGCCAAGCACAAAGTCAAGTATGCCGATAAAGAAGCATGGAAACTTGTACATGACTTAACAGAAAGTTTCCAATACTATCTCTTAAAAGCAAGCAACAAACTTGCACAAGAAAGAGGTGCTTGTGAATATTTCAATAGAACAAAATACAGCGACGGTATTCTACCTATCGACACTTACAAGCAAGAAGTTGACGAGATTGTCGGAAAGAAATTAAATCATGATTGGAAAACTCTACGAAAAGATATCAAAGAACACGGACTACGCCATAGCACATTGTCCGCACAGATGCCTTCGGAGAGCAGTTCCGTTGTGTCAAATGCAACAAATGGAATTGAACCACCTAGAGGATATTTGTCCGTTAAGAAGTCAAAGAAAGGACCTCTTAAGCAGATTGTTCCAGGCTTTAACCAACTAAAAAACTTTTATACTTTACTTTGGGATATGCAAGGTAACGAAGGTTACATTAATATTGTTGCTGTTATGCAAAAATTCTTTGATCAGGCCATTAGTGGTAACTGGTCATACAATCCATTACAATATGAAAACAACGAAGTACCAATGAGTGTAATGATGAAAGATATGTTAACAACCTACAAGATGGGTTGGAAAACAAGTTACTATCAAAACACCTACGACTTTAAAGGTGAAGAAGACAATCATCAACCAGCCGGATTGGAAGATACACAGGTTGACACAAACACAAATGATGCTAAAATGACAAATGGAACTAAAGGTCATACCAATGGTGTCAACGGACATTCAAACGGTGAGACAGAAACAATCGCAGACGACACAGAACACTGTGACGCTTGTGCTATATAGGACTTTATGCCGAGAAAGAAAAAGGACACACAGACAAAAATGAGCAAAACAGTATTCAACCGCGATAAGGTAGATTTCACTAAAGAGTATATGTTCTTTGGTGCAGATCAAAACACACAGAGATATGATGTATTCAAGTATCCAGAGTATGACAAACTCAATCAAACCATGCTTGGTTATTTTTGGCGTCCTGAAGAAGTATCACTACAAAAAGACAGAGGTGATTATCAAGAACTACGTGATGAACAAAAGCATATCTTTACAAGTAATCTAAAGTATCAAACTCTTCTTGATAGTGTTCAGGGTAGAGGTCCGTGTTTAGCGTTCCTACCATATTGTTCTAATCCAGAACTAGAAGGTTGTATTATTGCATGGGATTTTTTTGAAACTATTCACAGTCGTTCATATACACATATTGTAAAAAATGTATATGCAAATCCTAGTGAAGTGTTTGACACTATTCTAGATGATGAAAAAATTATTGAACGTGCTGTTAGTGTAACCAAACACTATGATCAATTTACTGATATTGCTACACAATACTTTCAACACGGCAAGGGTGATGTGTATGATGTTAAGAAAGCATTATACAAGGCAATGATGACTGTAAACATTCTTGAAGGGTTACGCTTCTATGTTTCATTCGCTTGTACATTTGCATTTGGTGAATTAAAACTTATGGAAGGTTCAGCAAAGATTATTTCTCTAATTGCTAGAGATGAAGCAACACATTTAAACTTGAGTACACACATTCTAAAGCATTGGGCAAAAGGCGATGACGATCCAGACTTCAAAAAGATCGCAAAAGAACTTGAGCCTGAAGTATATGAACTTTGGCGTGAATGTGTTGAAGAAGAAAAACGTTGGGCGGATTACCTTTTCAAGGATGGTTCGATGATTGGATTGAATTCAAACTTGCTACACGCATATGTTGAGTTTATTGCTAACAAACGATTAAAGGCCCTAGGCTTACAAACAATATATGATCGCCCACTTAACACAAACCCACTACCATGGACACAACACTGGTTAAGTTCTGCGGGTCTTCAAGTAGCACCACAAGAAACAGAAGTTGAGTCATATTTGATTGGTGGTGTAAAACAAGATATAAGTAAAGATACTTTCAAGGACTTTAAACTATGATAGAAATATACGGAAAACCTATGTGTCCATTTTGTGACAAGGCAAAAAGCCTTTGTGAGACTCGTGGGTTCAAATACACATATAAATCACTAGGCACAGATTACACTAGAGAAGAACTAATGGAACAGTTTCCTAATGCTAGAACTGTACCACAGATTGTTATTAACGGTCAAAAGATTGGTGGGTACGATCAATTTACACAGTATCTTGATGATACAGGATATAACGGAACAGGACATTCACTATAATGTTGATTGAAGCACCATATAAAAACGGCGATATTGTAACACTTAAACTTAACAGTGGCGAAGAACTTGTAGGTAAACTAGAAGAAGAAATAGCAGAAGGCTACAAAATCAAAACCCCACTTACTCTTGTT